AACTGCTTGACAAGAATCTGTCCTTGTTCTTCCAATTCTTCGGTTGTGATCAGAGCAAACATGAAGTCTGCTGTTGCTGGCAAACCAAAAGATTCGGAGGTGTCTTCGAGTCCAACATCGCTGTTGGCAAAACCACTTCGATTTGTTTGTGTTGCCGAAAAGATCGGAATGTCTTTCTCTACTGCTAGACCTCTCAGTTCCTCTGCAATAGCCTTGATCATCGTATATGAATTGATGTTGCTGCCATTCTTGAATCTACTGGATACACAGATGTTTAGATAGTCGATGAATATCACATCGGGAACAAAGTTCTTCTTCAGTTTCAATTCTTCCAGTAGTGTTCTGAAGTGCTGGACATTTGCAGTTGCAGTTGGGTATTCCTTCACAATCATCTTTGATTGAATGTTCTTGGTGACTCGTTGTATCTTCTTTTCATAGGATGCCTTGGGTAATATCTTCAGTTCGTCCAAGGTGATGTCCATGAGGTTAGCATCTATTCTCTCTGCAATTCTTTCTTCTGACATCTCACAAGTAATGTATAGAACATTCTTGTTCGCAGCATAACACGCAGCAGCATGGTGACACATGAACAAAGACTTACCCACACCAGTCCCTGCTAGAATGATGTTTAGTGTTTTGTTGGGAACACCTCCATTGGTAATCTTGTTGAAGAACTCAAGATCAAATGGCATCTTGGTTTCTACTCGGTGGTAGAAATCAAACCGAGAATCAGCATCTCCCTCATAGTCGTGTCCGATGTGTTCGTCAAATGAAACGGCAAGAGCATCCGATAAAATCTCTGGAAGAGCATTCTTAGTTTTCGTTTTGGATTTTCCGTCAATGATCTCGATTGATTCCAGAATCGCGTTGTATATCGCTCTGTCTTTACAAAAAGTTTCTGTTTTATCCGTCAACCAAGATACATCTGCCTTCTCTGTAATCTGTGAGATTTGGTCGATGAGAATGATGCAATCTTTGTAGTCTTGTTCGCTTAGGTTTGTCTTTTCATCAATCGTTATTGAAAGAACTTCTTTTGTGGGTGATGCATTGTATTGCGTCAAATGATCTCGTATCATCTCGAATACAGTTCTATCCACCCTTGAACGAAAGTAGTCGGTCTTCAGAAAAGGCAAAACCTTTCTAGCATACTCCTCGTTCACCATCAGATTTCTTAGTATGGTTTTTTCAGTCGTTTCCACCTGTGAACTCCACATCGTCGATGTTATTTTCAAGAATATCAACTAGTATATCACCGAGAGTGTTTTCGAGCAAGGCAATTTTTGCAGAAGTCTTCGGCATCTTTCCTTTGATCACCGAAAAGTCAAATGCAAGTCCGGCTCCGTTTTTGGTCTCTCGTATGCCAACCTTACCAAAAGAAACGATCATGTTTCTGAAAGGCTTCCTCAAAAGTTTAACTGCTGTTGCTCCGGTGTTCTTGCCTTGAACTATCTCATACGTCTTCATCTGTGGCAATCTCCAAAGAAGAACCATACTTAAACTTTGATGACACATGCTTCTCGATCTTTTGCATCACTTCATCGGTAAAATACTTTTCTGGTTCACGATAGATTGCCTTTTCGTATACCTTGGAGCCATCCGACACTTGAATTCGTGTTCCTAGTTTTTCGAAGACATTACATTCCATTGCAAGATCAACCAAACCATAGTATGGATTCAAGCCACTATCATAATTCAACATCACATCTACCATAGAGTTCTCTTTTGTCAGTCGAGACTTGTAGAGTTTGCAGTGAATGATGTTTCCAATGACATCAGTTCCTTCCTTTACCTTCTTCTTAGAGAGATATACGATTGTGGATGCCGCATACTTCAGTCCAGATCCACCGCCCATTTCCTTTGTGGGAAACATTGATCCAACTACATCGTATGTGTGATTCGTCATAATCATTGGAACACCAACAGAACCCAACTTGAGGGTAAGAGTTCTGAAGGTTGCCTTGATGACTTGCGCCCGAGTCATATCTCTTGTGGTTTTGCCCTCGGCTGTGTCTGCCATTTCCTTCTCAGTTGAAAGCATACCAAGAGAATCTAGAACGATAAGCATAGGCTTTCTGTCTTTCTCTTCACGATACTTGTCGAGAACTTGAATTGCCTGATGACGAAACTCCTCTACGGTTCCTACCGGGAGAATGGCAATCCGTTTTGGATCAATCCCCCGCTCTCGAACCATGCTTGAGGTGATAGCCTGCTCAGTATCAAAATATAACACAACAGCATCAGGATTGTCAGACAAAAACTTATGGACGATGCCAAGAGCGAAGAAAGTTTTGCCGGTAGCCGATTCTCCAGCCAAGGCAGTGATCTTATTATCCGGCAAACCACCCCATAGACTTCCACATAAAAGTGCATTGAAGCAAAAAGAGCCAGTATCAATAAAAGATCTAACATCAGAAACTAATCCTTCCTCGACAACACCAGCATGTTCATTACCGGATGCCTTAATCAAATCATCTATGTTCATTCATTTTCCTATTCAAAATGTCTCTAAGACAAGATAAGCCATTTCTCATTCTAGTTACCTCGGCAATTTCTTCATACGAGCATTGACTGTCCTTTATGCCCTTTGAAATCTTTAAGTCTAGATCCTCAATCTCATTGCCGATAAGGGATAGTATAACCCTTAATTGTTTATCGTCAAGTTCTAAATGCAATGTTGTCAAAACAAAACTGCCTTCCTTTCGTAGTCCCATTTGATATGAGACAGTATAACCTTCAGTGGTTCTAGGAACGATGTTTCAAACTGCTTATTGTAGTCCACATACTTATCCAAATCAAATTCCTTTGGTGGTTTACCGGGAAATGAAATCACGTTACAACCAAAAGGATTCTGTTCTCTCAAGGAGACAAACTTGATCTTGTCTCCGTCCTGAATTTTGTCATGCTTCTGTTCCAACTTTAAATCACGAATCTGCTTGTTGTAAACCAAAGCACCCTTGACTGCAATCGGAGTTCCCTTCTTCCAAATCTTTACGCCATCTTCGAACTTGGATATGTTGTTTACACTTCTGGGAAATGCAATTTCATCTATAGACAAGTCCAAGAACTTTGTTTTGAACGACGACACAAACTCTATCAACTCATCCTCTGTTCCTGTTAGAATGATTTTGATAGCCTGCTTTAGATTGTCTCTGACTACTTGTGGTGTAGATGATCTTGTCGTCTCGATTCCCATGATCTTCATCTTGGGAGTTTCATAGCGAATGCCTTCGGAATCATAAACATTGAGCATGTATCTCTTTTTGGCTGTCCAGATTCCCTTGTCAGCAATACATTCTCTCTCCATGACCATCTTGTTCTCAAACGCATTCATCTTTCCTGCAAGTTCTGCATACTTTTTGTCGATGAAGGGCTTGAGAATTCCAGAAGAAGACTTGTCGAGAAAATCAACGATCTTCTCCTTGTTTGTTCTACAATCAGCCTGTATGAACTTCTCCACCAAACCAACAAGAGAAAGATAAACCGAATCTGTATCTGATGCAACCACATAGTCAACACCTTCTGTTCCAATTGTCTTGTTGAGAAAAGCGTTGAGGTGATTGATGATCCACTTGATGCTGAGTTGTCCAGACAATGTAATCGCTTCTGCCATGTCAACATCGTAATACCTGAAGTATTGGTTGCCAATCGCACCATAAGCGGAGTTGAGTTGAATCTTTCGAACCAGTTGAAAGTTGTGATACTTGGATATCTCGAAGTCTATGCTGGAGTCATTTGGATTCTTTTGCTTTCTCTTCTCGGCATCAATCATCATCTTCTTATACATCTTTCGTTCCTGATACATCTTCTCCATGAGTTCAGGAAGAAACCCTTGAATGTCTTTTCGGTATACCGTTCCGTTTGCAGCAACAGATCCTTTTCTCTTGAGTTGATCCAGTTTTACAGAAGGTTTGCCTTCGAGGACATCATGCAAAACAGTACCCATTCCAAATTCCTCGTCTTTGGTAAGAGCAACTTTTGTTTCTGGGCTGATGTTGTATTGCATGATAAGGTGAGGATAAAGACTGTTCAAGTCGAACGACACAACCCAATCATGCTGTCCTGTAATGGGTTCCTTCACATAGGCACCAGCATATTGTGAGTCTTTAGCCTTACCCTTCTTCATTGGAATGACAATGTTCTTGGATCTCAGGTGATGATAGATGATCTGATCCCATGTTCGAACTTGAGAAAAAACATCGACGTAGTTTACCTTTGCTGCATATGCAAGTGCAAGAGCCAGTTCAAGCAACTTCATCTTGCTCTCAAGTTTCTCAACTAGCAAAGTATCCTGAACATTGTATTGAACGAACTTCGAAAAGTCTTTCTTGTAGAAGTCAGATATGCTGTCGTATTCATCATATGAAATCTTCTTCTCGCCTAGTTCAACGAATGCAATATGATCGAGTTTGTATGACTCTTGATTGATATATGTGAATGTCTTGTAGAGATCGAGGTAGTCCAAGACTGCGATGCCATAAAGATCAAATGCAGTCTTGGTTCCGTGTAGAGTATGAACCAGTTGCTCTTTGGTGAAGTTCCAAGGCGATAGTTTGTTTGCTTCTCGTTCGCCCAATAGACTTCTTATGCGTGAATAAAGATATGCAATGTCGAAGAACTTCACGTTCCATCCAGTCACAATGTCTGGATCTAGAGTTCTCCAAACCTCGATAAACTTCTGTAGCAAATCAGACTCATTCGAAAAGACATGACAGTGAGCATCAATATTGGTAATATCGTAATTACCAAGACCAAATACATGCACATCATCATTGACTTTAACAGTGATAACAGTAACTTCTTCAATCGGTCTATCAACATCAGGAAATCCATTCTCGCAAGTTGTTTCAATGTCCAGATACGCAATGCGAATCAACGAAGGATCATAGTCGATCTCCTCTGGAAAGAGATCTCCTATAAACTGATAGATGTAATCTGTGTTGCCATAGATCTCGAATCCATCAACATCTTGATATGACTTGATGAAGTCTCTACAGTCCCGAATGGTTCCGGGCTGAAGAGGTTCTACTCGTTTGCCTTCTAGAGTAGAATACGCGCCTGTGCGCGAGGGAACAAAGAGAGTGGGATTGTATTCCACACTCTCCTGTATCCTCTCGCCCTTCTTATACCCTCTGTATAGAACTTTGTTTCCTCTCAAGGAAACATTGGTATAGAAACCCATGCAAGCCCTTTCTCAGCAATCAGCATCCCAACCAGCGTGATTATGATCAACAGAAATAGTATAAGAAGTTTTGTCATCGGTAGCAACATCTTTCTCAGAAGAAAAAGCAGCCAGTAATACCATATAATTGATAACGTCAACCACAGTATCCTTGAAACTCTCATCGGTGACATTCATCTTTCCGTGTTGAAGAAAGGAAGACAATCGACTCATCTTGTCTACGATTCTAACCATGAACCCTTGTTCTGTGTTGCAGATGCCCATTACCTGACATCGAGTAAAGTTGGCAAACGGTTCCTTGCCATGATTGCCCGCATAGTCTCGGTTCTTGAGATTCATAAGTTCTCTTGCGTCCGCACAGATTTGTTCGTGAAATCTAAGTAATTCTTCTCTAGTCATTGGTTCCTTTCTTATTCATTACCAGTGCTTCCCATGCCCCCACTTCTTGATGAAAGTATAGCAGGTCTTTCGTGAGTTTCAAGTAATTCGTAGTTTAAAACTTTTTCCAGAAGCATTTGTGCGATGCGA